CGAGACGCTCGCGGTCGCCGCCGTCGACCCCGCCGCGTGGCGCGCGTGCCGCGACCCCGAGGCCGCCGCGGCCGGCCGGCTCGCACTCGCCTACGACGTCGCCGTCGACGGGTCGTGGTCGTCGATCGCGGTCGCGTCCCGCCGGCCCGACGGGGTCGTCGTCGTCGAGCTAGCCAAGTACCTACCGGGCACGGCCGACGTCGCCGACGAGGTCGCCCGGATGCGCGCCGCGCACCGCGCGAGCGTGCACGCCCCGCCCGACGGCCCGGTGACCGCGGTCACCGCCGAGCTGCGCCGCCGCGGCGTCGACGTCGACGAGCTGCCCGCCGGCCGCTACGCGACCGCGTGCGCCGAGCTGCTCGCCGACGTCCGCGACGGCCGGGTCGCGCACCGCGGTCAACGCCCGCTCGACCTCGCCGCCGCCGGCGCCGCGCAACGGCAGCTCGGCGACGGGTGGGCGTGGACCCGCCGCCGGTCCGCCGTCGACATCGGCCCACTCGTCGCCGCGACCGTCGCCGCCGCCGCCGCCCGCGGCGTCGCTCGAGGAACCGCCCCGCTGATCCGACTCCCCGCCTAACAGCGACACGCCGAGCCGTTCACCCGCTTGACACGGGCACGGGCTGTTGCGCTTAGGTAACGCCGTGCTCACCCGCCTACTCGCCGCGGTCAACCCGACGCCGGCAGTGACGCCCGCCGGCGTCGAGGCATCGCTAGCGGGGTGGGCGGCGGTCCCGACGGCGCAGACCGGGATCGCGTCGCCGTTCGCGACGTCGGACCATCTCTCGACGATCGTGTGGCGGGACCTGCTCGGCGGCGCCGTCGACGACGTCCCGGTGACCCGCGCGGAGGCGATGAGCGTCCCGGCGATCGCGCGGGCCCGGCACGTCCTGACCTCGACGATCGCGCGGACGTCCCTCGACGCCGTCGACGCGGCCGGGACCGTGCTCGACCCGGCGCCGGCGATCCTGGCGCAACCCGACCCCGCCGTGTCGCGGTTCGTGCAGCTCGTGTGGACCGTCGATGACCTGATCTTCCACGGCCGGTCGTTGTGGTTCGTCCTCGACCGCTACGCGGAGGACGGCCGGCCGCGGCACGCCCGCCGGATCGACCCCGGCCGGGTGACCGTCGACGAGCGGCGCGGGCCGGATGGGCACCTGCGCTACGTGTGGGAGGTCGACGGCGTCGAGGTCCCCGCCCGCGACGTGATCGTGATCGACGGCCCGCACGAGGGAATCCTGAGCTTCGGCGCCCGCACCGTGCGGCTCGCCGCGCAGCTGGAACGGTCCGCGGCGCGGTTCGCGAGCAACCCGACCCCGAACGTCGAGCTGCACGCGACCACCGATTACCCATTCACCGACGCGGAGGTCGACGTGCTGCTCGACCGTTGGGCGCGGGCCCGCCGCGGCGATAACGGCGGCGTCGCGTTCACGTCCCGCGACGTCGAGGCGAGGATGCACGGCGCGCCCGCTGAGCATCTCCTGACCGCCGGCCGCAACGCCGCCGCCGTCGACGCCGCCCGGCTCGTGTCGGTGCCCGCCGACGTCGTCGACGCCGCCCCGGAACGGGCGTCCATGACGTACGCGAACGTCGAGAGCCGTAACCGCACGCTGATCGACTACGGGCTCGCGGCGTACGCGGCGGCGGTCGAGTCGCGGTTGTCCCTCGACGACGTCCTCCCGCACGGCCGGCGGGCCCGTTTCGACCTCGCCGAGCTGACCCGCCCGTCCGCGGTCGCGGAGACTCCTGCCGGCGCGCCCGGCCCGACCCCGCCGGAAGGCGCCGCCCCGTGACGATCTCGACCCTGCCCGACGTCGTCGAGCTGGCGGCGCCGTCGCCGGCGATCGCCGACCCCGCCCGCCGCCGGATCACCGGGCTCGTCGTGACGTGGGCCGACGCGGCGCGCACGTCCGCCGGGCTCGTGCGGTTCGCGGCCGGGTCGATCGCGTGGACCGACCCGCGCCGGGTGAAGCTGCTGCGCGAGCACGACCGCGGGACCCCGCTCGGGTACGCCGTCGAGCTGGCGGCGACGCACGACGGGATCGTCGCGACGTTCGCGATCCCACCCGGCCCGGACGGCGACCGTGCCCTCGCGGAAGCCGCGTCCGGGCTGCGGGACGGGCTGTCCGTCGGCGCCGAGCTGGACGACGTCGCCCCGGACGCCGACGGCGTGTTGCTCGTGCGCGCCGCGCGGCTGCGCGAGGTGTCGCAGGTCGCCGTGCCCGCCTATGACTCCGCGCGCGTGACGCACGTCGCCGCGACCGCCCCGACCCCGGAAGGAACCCGCCCCGTGCTCACCGCTACCACGACCGCCCCCCCCCCCCCGCCGCCGCCCGCCCCCGCCCCCGCGCCGGCGCCGGCGCCGGCGCCCGCCGACCCGACCCCGGCGCCGCCGCCCGCCGAGCCGCCCGCCGGCCGGTGGACGCCGGCGCCGACGGGCGCCGTGACGGCCGGCGCCCGCCCGCTCGACCTCGCCGGGCTCGCGCAGCTCGTCGCAGCGTCGTTCACCGGGCAGGCTGCGCCGGGTGAGCTGCGCGCCGCCCTGTCCGACATCGTCCCCGGCAACGCCGGCGGGTACTTCCGCCCGACGTACCTGACCGAGCTCTGGGACGGCGCGACCGCGACCCGCCCTTTGATCGACGCGGTCACGACCCGCCCGCTCCCGCGCGCCCTCAAGATCGTGGCGCACAGGTGGACGACCCGGCCCGGGGTCGCCGCGTACGCCGGCAACAAGGCTGAGGTCCCGTCCGGGCCGGCGGCGATGGAAGACGTCGAGGTCACCGTCGAGCGGTCCGCCGGCGCCCACGACCTGGACCGCGCGTTCCTCGACCTCGGGTCACCCGACTACCTCGCGTCGTACTTCCAGGCGATGACCGATTCTTACAGGCGGGTGACGGAAGCCAAGCTCGCCGCCTACCTCGCCGCGAACGCCCCGACCCTCACCGACGCGACCCCGGCGACGCTGCTCGACGGGGTCGTCGCCGCCGTGGTCGAGCTGGCGGCGCTGGGAGAGTCCGCGGATACCGTCGCCCTGTCCGGTGGGCTCGTCGCCGAGCTGTTCGGGATCACGGCGATGGACGCGCCCGCGTACTTCGGTGGCGCGTTCAGCCTCCGCGGCGCCGCCGACGGCACCCTCGGCGGGTTGCGGTTCGTCACCACGCCGGCGCTGCCGGCCGACACGTTCGTCGTGCTGTCCCGCTCGTCGGTCGTGTGGTGGGAGGCCACCCCGCCGATCCGCGTCCAGGCCCTCGACGTCGCGCACGGCGGCGTCGACGTCGGCGTGTTCGGCTACCACGCGCAAGCCGTGGTCAACCCGAACGGGCTGCGCCGCGGCACCGTAACCGCCGCGTAGTCGTGGTCTGGCCGATCACCCGCGACGACGTCGCCGCGCAGCTCGGGACACCCGTGCGGGAGGCCGACGTCGCCGCCCTCGACCGGGCGACCGCCGCCGCCGTCGACTACGTCGAGGCGCACGTCGCCCCGCCGCACGGCACGGCGTCGATCGCCCTCGGGACGTGCCTGCTCGCCGCCCGGTGGTTCGCGCGCCGCGGCTCGCCCGGCGGGTTCGCCTCGTTCGGTGAGTTCGGGCCCGCGTACGTGCGCACGACCGACCCCGACGTCGCGCGGCTGCTCGGGCTCGACCGCCCGGTGATCGGATGAGCAGTCTCGACCGCGGGAGCCAGCTCGTCGAGGTCCTCGCCGCCGCCGGCGTCCCCGCGACCGTCGACCCCGCCGCGGCGGTCCCGCCGGTCGTGCTCGTCCCGCCGCCGGCGCGCGTGTACGACCTCGCCGTCGGGTTCACCGCGACGTGGACCCTCGTCGCGATCGTCTCCCCGCCCGGCGGGATCGGCGCGTGGCACGACCTCGACGCCCTCGTCGACGCCGCCGCCGCCGCCCTGCCCGTCGAGCGGGCCGAGCCGACGGCGTACCAGCTCGCCCCGGACGGCCCGCCGCACCCCGCGTACCTGCTCACGATCCGAGAGGCGACAGGCGATGCCACCTACTGAGACGAAACTACGGACGGGTGTCCTCACGATCGGCGGGACCAACTTCGCGGCGCAGGCGACCGCGGTCCGCGTCGAGCCCGGCCACAACACGCAAGGCGACCCGTTGGAGCTGCTCTCCGGTGACGTGCTGCCGGCGTCGACGACCCGCGGCGACACCCTCCACGTCACCGCCGTCCAAGACTTCTCCAACCCGGCCGGGTTCCAGTCGTACAGCTGGGACCACGACCTAGAGGTCGTCGCGTTCACCTGGCAGCCGCGCGGAGTCGGCGGCGAGACGTTCACCGGGCAGGTGGAAGTGCGGGCGCTGCCCGTCGGCGGCGAGGTC